GAGCCATCCCCAAAATATCTACTTCTTTCAATAACTGCTTTACTAATGGAGCATAGATTGTGGTTGGTGTAATCAACTCAGGTGCATCTTTAAGATAAATCTTCTGCCTCCATATCATATCATTAATCAAACTATATCCATTACTATGAACACCACTACTTTCTATACCAATAATCTTATCACCAGATTTAATACGAGATCCATCAATTATCTTATCTTCTTCTACAATACCCGTACAAAATCCTGCTAAATCTAAATCCCATATACCTGCAGCATTGGTAGGTTTAGGATGTTCAGCAGTCTCTCCACCTAGGAGATCCATCTCAGATAGCTCACATCCCTTAATAATACCATCTATTATATCAGACAAAATAACCTGATCTAATTTACCCGTAGAAATATAATCAAGAAAATACAATGGTTTAGCACCACATGTAATTACATCATTAACACACATGGCAACAAGATCTATACCAATAGTTGTATAGTCATTAAGAATTCTTGCTATATTAATCTTAGTACCAACTCCATCAGCACCGGAAACTAATACAGGATTTTTATATCCTGATGGAACTTTCATCATTCCATTAAAACCACCAATGTTAGGTGCTTTCTCTTTAATCTTTTCTACAAAACTATTTCCTGCTTCAATATCTACACCAGAAGATTTATAATCCATCTTCTCTGTCCTTAGGACTTTCATGCAATTTCTTAAGGGCTTCTACCACCTCAGGGGTTTCTTCCCAACTCCACTCTTCTTCTTTCCCCTTCTTATCTTTTTTAAAATTCTTCTTACTCATACATCTCCATCTGCACGATTTTCAGATTGATAAACATCAAATGTTCCTTCTGAATAACGAGCACTCAACTTCTCTACATTCATCTCTAAAATCTCATTAAAGTCAGTATCCAATGCCATACAAGCCTGAGCCATATACCAACAGATATCACCTAGTTCTCTCTTAAGATGAAAGACATTCTCTTCATTATAAGGTTTCCCCTGAAAGATAATCTTCTTTACAACCTCAGTAAACTCACCTGCTTCTGCACTCAATCCAAATGCTGCTGTAACTAACTGGGATACATTGCAATCATCTTCCAATTCTAACTTATTCATCCTAGTTAGAAGTGCTGCATAGTCAAGACTTTCAGGACTTGTGGTTTGACGCACAAAGTCAACATACTTATCAGAATCAATTTGTTTTGTCATATCAGAATTTAAAGTCGTTAAATGATTTCTTTGGTTGCTCTTTAAAAGTATACTCCTCTTCTTGTCCACTGTCAACAATATCTTCTTGAGCACTCTGCTCACAATCATACAATCTCATCTTCGCACGATCAATACCAACCATAAATCTTTTAAAGATCGAAATATCATTATACCGATTCTTCAATTGTTTTACCATTATCTGATTCAATCCCTCTAAGTCATCCGTAGAAATAAGGGCGAACATAAGATCAGCAGTAGCAGGGAGTCCAAAGGATTCACTAGTGTCAGTAAGTTCAACATCACTACTCCCATAACCACCCCTAGTAGTTTGAGTAGCGGATACGATTGGAAGGTTCGCCTCCACGGCAAGTCCACGAAGTTCTTCTGCAATTGCTTTAATGTAAGAATAGGAGTTGACTGTTGAGTTTCCACGGTATCTAGAAGAGGCACAAATATTTAAGTAATCTATGAATATTATATCAGGTCTGAAAGATTTTTTCAAGGCAAGTTCTTGAAGTAATGATTTAAAATGTCCTGAATGGGCAGATGCAGTAGGATACTCTTTAATAATTAAAGTTCCTTGAGTCTTCTTAGCAAGATTAGTTACCTTGCTTTCAAACATCTGCTTAGGAAGATCTACTATGTCTTGAATGTTGACATTAAGTAGATTAGCATCGATCCTCTCCGCAATCTTTTCCTCTGCCATTTCGAGAGTGATGTAGAGGACGTTCTTTCCCTGGAGGAGGACACCGCTAGCCACATGACACATAAATAAAGACTTTCCAACTCCTGTGCCAGCCAAAGCAATGTTGAGAGTTTTATTCGGTAGACCTCCTTTCGTAATTTTGTTGAAGTATTCGAGATCAAATTCAATCTTATTTTCTTTCCTATGGTAAGATTCATAACGTTCTTCGTAATCAATTAAGTAATCGTGCCCAATATGAGTGTCGAAAGATACTGCAAGAGCATCGGATAGTATACTAGGTATTGCATCTCTTCCTTTAGACTCATCTGCCTTCCCATCAGCTAATTGAATAGACTCCATCAAGGCTATGTATATAGCGCGATCTCTACACCACTTTTCAGTAGTATCAATTAACCAATTAAACTCAGCAGGTTCATCCTCAAATGAAGTAATTAACTGAGCAATTTCTTTAAAAGAAGTATCATTAATATCATTACGTTTTTCAGTCTCAATACATAATACTTCCCTTGTGGCAGGTTCATTATACTCCTCCACAAATTTTAAAATCTCTTCAAAGATAACCTTCTGATTAAAATCTTCAAAGTATTCTTCTTTAATAAAAGGTATTACCTTACGAACATATTCTTCATTATATAAAAGATTTCTAAGAATTAGAAATTCAACTTTCTCCATAACTAAATTCCTTTTTTGCTATCTCATCAAGGGCTTGCATCACTTCTGGAGTGAAATAAGTGTCGGGTTCAGCGAGTATCTGCTTGGCATATATTTTTTTTCCGTTAATTTCATATCTTCCGGCAACGTTTTTCCACAATCCACCAATCTCACCCAATTCCAGTAAACCATAATAACGGTCAAGACCACGATCATCATAATAGAGACGTATCTCAACTTGTTTGTTCTCCTTACTTAGACGAGATTTGTGAGTCTTAGCTTTGATAATGTTTCCGATGACTTCTTTTCCATCCTTTTCCTTTTTCTTGCTGAGATAAATGATTGTACTTGCTGCGTACTTGAGTCCACTACCTCCTCCCATTTCCTTTGTAGGGACATAAGAACCAATGACGTCATAGGTATGATTTGTTACTATAAGTGGAATGTTTGCTTGACCAAGTTTTAGTGTAAGCATTCTAAATGCTCCTTTAACAAGTTGGGATTTGGTCATATCCCTAACCTGTTTATCATTTAAGACATCAGTAATTTCTTTCTCAGTTGAAAGCATTCCTAAAGAGTCTAGCACAAGCATACAAGGTTGGCGATCACTCTCAGGCATCTTTAAATATTTATCAACTGCCTTAAGTGCCTTTGATCTAAACTGCTCAATAGTTACTACATTAATAACAACAAATCTCTTTAAATCAATACCCCTACTTTCTAAGAGTGCCCTATTAATGCTAGACTCAGTATCAAAGTAGAGCACACTAGCGAGCGGGTTATTATCAAGAAAATTTCTGACAACAGCGAGACTGAAGTATGTCTTTCCAGTGCTATTCTCTCCAGCAATGGCAGTAATGCGATTGCTACTGAAGCCCCCAAATATACTGCCTGAACACAGTCCATTAAAGATATAACTTCCTGTATCAATGGATTCTTCGACAGACGTAATTTCATCTGCCAACTTCGTGAAGTCGTCACCAATTTCATCAATAATATCCTTTAAAAAGTCCATCAACATACCATCCTATAATCATCGCGTAAAATTTTCTTATAGTCCCCGTCAGGATTTTCATCCCTGACCTCTTTAATTGTTTTCATTTTTTGGTACAATGCAGCATCTCCACCAAGACGCATTGCACTAACCAATGTTGCCAATTCTTTGTCATTAATAGGAAGGTCCATTAGGCGAAAAAAAGATCCAGGTTTACGGTTTTTTCTACATTCCAACCAATCGCATCTAAAATAGTTTTGAGTGGTTCTAAGAAGGATTTATCAAATTGTAAATCATAATCAACATACTTGTCAAGACCAATTTCATGCGGAAAATCCTGAATGAAAGAAATAATATTCTCATGAATAATATTCGGTTTCTTCAGGTAACAGAACTTGATCTTTTCTCCATTCTGAATGAGTGAATATTTATTATCCAACTTATGCTTCTTAACATAATGATTATATAACAAAGCACCACGTATATGTATAGGAGTTCCCTTAGCATATATTGTAGAATGTCCCTGATACTTAACTACATCTGATGCAGAACGTGGAAATGAAATTTCTTCAGGTGGAAGTGACTTAAATTTCTTACGTGACTGATCAATAAAATCAATCACATCATCCTCAGTCCCATTCATCATAAGTTTGAGAGCATCCTTAATCATAGTTCTACAAGGTGCTGGTGTTGAAGATTTAACTGCCTCAATACCCATCATCTTCAGTTTGGGTTCTTCATACCTAACACCTTCACTATCCCATACATTAAGAATATACCTCTTCTTAGCAGTCCATATGCCCCTGTCAGCGATGTTTTCGCGCTTCATGAACATCTTTTGGTCATAGGCATTTACGTACTCTGCCAGTTCTTCATAAGAACTATCAATATACGGCTCAAATTCCATCTCACAGATCTTATTAAGGAACGTGACAATGCCTTCATTAGTTTTCTCTCTCCCTTCGTATACACGGTCAACCAAAGGACCCAAATGAAGATAAATGGAATCAGTATCTGAAGCAATAACATAATCAATACCATCTGTTTTAAGAATCTTATTCATCCTCCCATTAATCTTATTCTCAATCCAACGGATAGAGACCTGACCAGACAGAGTAATTGCCTCAGCATTTGCTAACTTATAATATCTAAAATAAGCATTACCTAAGGCACCATAAGCAGAGTTAAGTGCAATCTTCTTTGCCATCTGGATATTATTACAACGAGCAATCTCCTTTTCCAATTTTTTAGTAGGAGTCTTCTCATATTCTTTCTTTGCCTCAATCATCTTCTTCTTGAAGACCACACGATCTCCATACATCTTATCCATCAACTCAGGCAAGAATCCCCGCTTTGACTTGTCAAACATAGCCCCGTTTGCACAGGTAGCGAAATCAGGGTCAGGACTGAAGTTTCCACTGAGGATCGTTTCAACATTAACACTGGGATGTGGGGTCTCCTGTAATGTCTCTGGCGAAATGTTGTACTGCATAATAAGATGAGGGTAGAGAGAGTTAAGGTCAAAACTAACAACCCAATCATACTTTCCCGGTATCGGTTCTTTGACATAAGCCCCTGCATATTTTTCTCCTTTCGATGTTTTATTTCTTGGTGGTATTACAATATGACGCTTTTTCAGATAGTTATAGATGATATTATCCCACATTCTTACCTGATAAAATACATCAGCATAGTTAACTTTAGCATCATATGCCATAGTTAATGCAAGTTCAATCAGTTTCATCTTGTCTTCCAATCGGTCAACAAGTTCAACGTCAACAATATTGTATTCGATAAACTTCTGCCACCCCTTATTGTAGAAATCCTTAAAGGTTTCAAACTCAGAGTGGTCAAGTTTTTTCTGTCCTAATTCTACCTCAGCAATGTAATCTAGTCTATAAGATTCTTGCGCTTTGTAAGTAAATTTCTTATAAAGGTCAAGATAATCTAGTTGGGTTACTCCCCCAACATCAAATACCTCATGCCTACGGCCCATAATATAAGTTTCATTCTCACTCACAAGTCCCCAAGGTGAAAGTCTCTTCATCAACTTCTCACCAAGAACACGTCTGATACGCTTAGCAATATATGGAATATCATATAGTTGAATGTTCCACCCAGTAATCACATCTGGAACATCCACCATCCAATAGTTAATAAATGAACTTAACAGAGCATGCTCTGTAGAACAGTAATGATATGTTACATTACTCTGTTTGGTATTAAACGGTTTAACTCCCCAAGTAATGATTTTCTTTGTCGTATAGTCCTGAATACTAATAGCAAGTATCTCTTCCTGACACGATTCAACATCAGGGAACCCTTGCTCAGACGCAACTTCAATATCCAAAGTAACAAGTTTAATCTTGCTGATGTCAAACTTGACTTCATCCTGAGGATATTTCTGTGATATGTATTGGTAAATATACCGATCATTCCCGTATATCTCAAATCCCTCAACATCTTCATATTTCTTATAGAAGTCGCGACAATCCCTAACCGTTCCTGGATTAATAGACTCAACTGATTCTCCACTTAACGTCTTATATTTAGTTTTCTTTTTAGATTTTACAAAAAGTTCAGGAAAGAACTCATCCCTATGTTCATATCTCTTACCACCATCAACACCTCTCACCAAGAATTGATTCCCGATTAGTTGAACATTGGTGTAAAATTTCATTATTTAAGAAGGTCTTGATACTTTTCAAGTAGAATTGGCATTGGATCACAAAGGGTAAGGATTTTATCCGAACCCATCATGAATATATCATCTTTAGTAACAGTTAATAAAAAAGGTTTTAAAATATTATCATCACCAATAACAAATGGATTGATTAATTTACAATCAGGTTCTCCAATATCAGCAGAACCAACCTCTTCAATCTCACTAATCAGAACTTGTTGATTCGTCAGAGCTAGAATCTTTATCGTCTTGTCCATGGTTTAAAATGTCCTCAATATACATTTCTTTTAAGTTATCTATGGGCTCTACCATAGTGATTACCCAATCAGTAGTAATGGGAACAGTTTTTTCTTTAGATAAAGGCATCCAAGGGAAAAGAGAAACTTCAAATCCAGTTCTTTTAGTATCTCCTTCTTCAGTTTCTATAGTATTTTGATTCCTCATCTTAACTATACAAGCCTTTTTAAGAAAATATCCTATTACCCTTTTCTTATCTTCTTCACCTACTACCATCTCAGAAACATCTGCGATAACATCCTCACCAGATTTGAGAAGCATTAGTCTAATGGTCATAATCTTTTTTTACCTCCATATATTTTACCAATAAAAAAGGGAATCGTCAAGCGATTCCCAAGGAAATTTAGAACCAATCCTTACGTTGATGATGGTCTGGAACTATCTTCCCCAATGAGACTGTAAGGAGTCCATTATCAAAGCTGACGGATCTAACCTCTGTATCATCGGCAAGCGTCCAGTGTTTGGTGAAGGAACGTTGGGCCAGTCCTTTGTGGACAAATTCTCCATCTGTTTCCTTAACTTCTTTTTTGCCCTCCACATATAGTTTTCCAAACTCCGTGAAGACTTTGACTTCTTTTTCTTTGAACCCCGCGAGTGCGATTTCCAATCTCGATTCGACATTGTTTAACTGTACTAAATTATAAGGTGGATAATTAGAATTTGTATCTACCGAATCCCAAAATCTATTGAGATAATCATCCATTCCGATGCTGTTCCTGTTAATTCTCTCAAAGAGTTCAGGAAGATTTGCAGCATGATACCTGGCTAGTGTGCCCATAATAGTAGCTCCTTTAAAAGCGAGTTTGTGTTGTGTGAACCCTTTCGGCGTTCATACCTATTTATAGCACAGATTACAAAAAAAGGTGGTATGGTTATCCGACCCCTGGTGGAAAATCATCTACTTCTGTTACCTCAAAGTCCCAATCTTCCATAACAGTATTGGCATATAACCTGTCACTAAGAAGATCCAACTCTTTAATAGCATATTCTTCATCAGGTGCTTCAAAATAAATATCAATCACCTTACCCAATCTCAACTTCTTAATATCCAACTCAGAAAGT